TATTAATGTTTCAATTCCTTGTAATCCTTGTTGTAAAGATTCTGCTAAGAATAGTTTACCGTCTGTTAAGGCTTTCGCATCTGATAATATTTTTGCGTCTATTGCTTCCTGTCTTTCAAATGCTTTTGTGTCGGCTTCGTCTTGAGCGTTCTCAATAGCTTCATTTAGTTCAAGTATAAAATCGAGTTCTATTTGTTTAGCTTTCTCTTTTGCTTCTATATCTTTCTCTCTTAACTCTTCATTCTTAGCTTCCTTTTCTGCTTCAAACCCTGCAATTAAAGCGTTCTTCTCTTCCTCTAATATTTTCTCATTTGATAAAGTGTCTTCTATTAATCTATCGTACTTTGCATTGTTTGATATAAGCTCCTTTAATAAACCATCTTCAATTTGACGAGTACTCATATCTTCAATCTGGCGTTGTATTCTTAAACGCTCTAAACCGTACGTCTTTTCATCTGCTAACTTCTTTTCTTGAAGTGTTTTCCATTTGTCGTAGTCGGCTTGTCTTCTGTTTTCAGTATCTACATCGGCTTGTAGGTTTATAGCTGCATACTCTTTTCGTGCAGTATCAATAACCTCTTTAGTTGCTTCTATCTGCTCTTTGATTTTAGCCAACTCCTCCTCGTCAATGTCTCCAATTATCTCTGCTTGTCTTATTCTCTCTTCTAAAAGTTTCTTCCTTAACCTCGCTTCTTTTATTAACTCCTCCTGCTTTTTCTTTTGTAGCTTAGTTGTATTCTCACCTTGTATTCCTGCTATTCTTATTTCGTGATCTATGTTCTTTGCAAAGGCTTTAGACTTTTCATCTGCCTTAGCTATCATAGAATCAATCATATCTATATTTTCCTGAGCTAATTCCTTTTGTGCAAAACTTGTTAAGCCTATCCAATCTAAAAAGTCTTTTATAGCTTGGACAACTAACATTATAGCATCCTTAATATATCCAAAGGCAGTTCCTATTGCATCAAGCATAGGCTTCAATAATCCTAACTTAGAAAGTAACATAGCAATAACTCCTACAATAGCAACGATTACAGCCACTATTAAAAAGATTGGATTAGCCAGTAGTGCTATACCCATTTTAATGAAAGCCTTTGAAAGATGTCCTACTGTTTTTGCGAATCCTGTGAGTGCTTTTTTACCTATAGAACCTAGATTACCTACAGCATCATTCATTTGCTTAGCATCCTTCGCTGCACCATCAAAATCTAATCTAAGTAAACGTTCACCTACTTGACCTAGACCAGTACTAAAAACGCTTAGCCCTCTGTTCTCTGCAAGTAAATCTATAGACTTGTCTACGTCAATTATAGTACCCTTTAGTTTTCCTACCTGTTGGCTAATTTGTTTGAACTCTTCAGAAGCTCCCTCTCCTGCTAAAGACATGGAATATAATCTGTCTTCTAATTCACTTATTTGATTAGTTAAAGGCTTTGCACCCTCACCATAGATATCTTCAAAAGTAGCAGTCAAGTTTGCCCCCGACTTACTCATAGTATTGAAAGCCTTTGTTGTGCTGCCTACTTGCTTCTCTAGTGTTTTGAATTGTTTAGTTAAAGCTCCCTTCTCTTTTGTGCTTCCCGCTTCTTCTATAGACTTTTTCAAGTCTGCTAGTTGTGCTTTGGCTTCGTTTATGCCGCCTATAGTTAATGGAATTACAGCCATACTACAGGACTAACATTGTATTGTTATAACTATCGCTGTCATCACAGTCATCTGAGGGCTTTATATCACTATCATTATTTTGTGTACTTAGAAATTCAGGAAACAATGCTTTGTTGTCTAATAACCAAAACGTTAATCGATTCTCAAACCATGCCCCCTTTTGTCCATAATGATCCATATTAAAAGCAATTTCGCTTTGACTTACATTTTGTGAATAGTCTCCGAATTGAACTTGAATACCTTTGTTCTTTAGTTGATACGATAAACTAAACACAGCATCTTCTGCACTTCGCCACGCTACTACAGGCTGTATATATTCGACAAGTGTAGTTTCGTTTGCGTTCAAAGTCTGTGCGTTATATTTAGCCAACATATCTTTATAGAAGTAAGTTCCTAGAATTGACATCAATCTCATTTCAGCTTGTGTGCGCACATAAGGCATAATATCCGTTACATCAACATTCGCTGTTATAGGTGTGTTATTCTTTAAATAAGATTCAGTTACAAAGTATATCATTTTATTACTGTGTTTAAGTTAGCCAATGCTCTGAGTTCTTCATCTGTCATTTTTGATATTACAACGCTTCTAATATCGTCAGGCAATGCTGTGAGGGCATTCACTACTTCATTGTCTTCTACCTCTGTTATTGTTTCATTAATGATTTGAAAGTTATTGATTGTGAGAGTTGCATTAACTCCTGCAAGTTCAATCATAGTGTTAAATATATCTTCTATCCTGTTGCGTAATGGAAGGATAACATTCTTTTCAAATATAACATAGGCTTGCTTAATGTCTGCACCACCTCCCAAACTTCCTGTTGTACGTACTCCCATTAATATAGGGTCAATTGTATGTGCAAAGCAAATCTGTTCTGTATTCAATGCGCTTGCCTCTTGAAATAGTTTATCGTTTTGGTTTACTGGTATTGCTGTAAGTTCAGGTAGTTGTTCCTTATTGTTAGCAAAGAATGCAACCGCTTTACCTGCATTTTCCGCACCCTTCATTTTGTTTACTGTGGATTGTATCTTTTCAAGTTCTTCATTGTTTTGTGGCTTCTTTGGAAACATTAAAGCAAAGGAAGGAAATACAGCGTTCTGTATATTTGACTTGCTTAGATAGCTTAATTCACCACTTAGAAATGCAAAGTTTAAAGCTGATGTGTAACGTGGAATAGAATATATATCTTGTCCTGCTGATAAACTTTCAAAGGTTAAAATATAAGTACCATCAACACAACCTTTTGAATATGGTATTAAAGTTGTAACATTTAGATTTTGTGACCAATCAGAAGATATTGTATAAACTGTTTTATCTTCGTTCACCCTAACTTTCTCTGCTCCTATATGTTCAAAGTTAGAAGCTAATCTATTCTTTATAGTCACTTTAAAATATACGCTTTCATGCAGTACGTTCTCCTGTGTTATCTTTGGAACTAATTTATCTAGGTTTACTTTTTGTTCAAATCCAAATAAAGCTACTTTCTCCTTTGCGTTTAAATGAGATGAATCAATTTCAAAACCACCACCTACTGAAGCTGTAACTTTGAAATCTACTATAGAGCCATGTAAAGGACTTGTATAGTACATTTGATTTAAGTATTGTCGATATAGATTGTCTTCACCAAACGGAACGTAATTAGTTCCTCTATATCCACTATAAATAAAAGGTAAAGATAAATTCCCTTTTGGTGTCTTTAGAAATGGAGTACTAAAAGATTGATAGTTATTGTCAATACTAACTACGTCTACTTTGTTACTCTTCTTAAAATTAAATATTCCCATTAATCGTAAATTGATGTTGATGTTCCGTTAACTACCATTCTCCCCTCTTCTATCATTGTGAGTCCTGTTTCGTCTACTGGTGTGCTACCTGTTGCGTCTTCATATACTTCATATACATATTGTCCTAGCCTGAATGTTACGTCTGTTCCTTCATCTAATAAGAACTGATTGTATCTATAAGTATAATTACTTAGATCCGTTCCAATCCAATATAAAGGAGCTATGTCCAAATCAGTTTCCCATGTGAACTTGAATAAAAATACAGGCAAAACTATCGTAGCACTCTCAGTTAGTGTAAGTATTATATCGTTTTCTGTGCCTTGCTCAATATATATCATCTTTATATATTTGGTTTAACATTCAATTCTTGTTAACTATAAACAAAAAACCCTCACTAAATTAATAGCAAGGGCTTTCTTTGGGTAGTTAGTTCCTATGATATAGGTTCTAACAATGCCGCAATAATAGTAGAATCTACTTCTTTTGATAAGAATTCATTCTCCGCTGTAAATGCTACTGAGTATTTAGAACCGTCTGCTTTCGCTGTTCCAGTTCCCTCTCCTAGTGTGTCAATTGAGCATTAGGGAAGTACCAGTATTTGCCATTAGCATCTAATACTATAATAGCCAAATCTCTTTGACCTTCACCTAGTATTTTTAAAGCTCTTGATACTGAAGCTTCTCTTCTATGTAACATCAAGTTGATTACCTGAGTTACAAAGCTAGAGCCATTAGTCAAATCAATTGCAGAATCTTCTGTAAAGTTTCCTACGTTTCGTCTAAATTGGAACGTTTGGAATCTAGTTGTTTGAGTAATTGCTGTCACCTCCCATGTAGCAGCATCTTCTGTTACTGTTGTAAGGTTATCCATGTCGTTAACATATACAGCAGTAATACCACCTATGTTATTGTCACAGCCTTTTATTATATCTTCTAAAGTTGTACAAGCCATTTCGTTTTGTTTTAATATAAAGGGGGATTCTCACCCCCTCTAAAGTTGTTAATTATTTACGATGCTGTACAGTCTCCGTAGAATACGATTTGTTCCGCATTAGTAATATAGAATCCTGTCTTATAATCTGCTCTAGCTCCGATAACTCTGTCTAAAGTAGTTTTTGAGAAATCTACAATCTCTAAAGAATCCATATCTCCTTCCAAATCCGTAGCGTAAACAAAGTTATTTTTATCTGCTAAGAACATAGTGTTGTCAGGAAGTCCGTATTCAACTACAATTTCAATTCCTAAGTAAGTTAAAGCTAGTGCTTCAGTTACGTTTGATACTGTATTAGTTGAAGCCGTAGCAATTCTGTAAACGTCTGCAATGTTTTGTGAAACTTTGAATTGTACTACATTTCTGTTTACCTCTTTTGGTAACAATTGTAAACACTCACCCATTTCTGCAATTACGTTTGTAGTAGTTACTGTTGTTTGAGTAGCTCTAATTGGAGCAAGTCCACAAATACGCTTAAGCCACCCATCACATAAATCTAAATATGTAGAAGTAGAACCAGCAGAATCACCTTGCCACATTAAGATAGCTAATTCTTCGTGCGCTTTGTTTGCCATTTCATTCCAGAAGTAAGCCATGAATGAAGCTACTGTAAAGTCCGAGTTAGAACCTTTAGTCATCTCATCCGCTAACCATGAAGACTCTAATTGAAACTGACATACTGACGTATTAATCATTAATGGACATACATCAACTGTAAGAGCCGAAACTGTCGAATCTGTTGGTGTGAATGTACAAGCGCTGTCTTGTGTCAATTGGTCAAACAATACGTTTGCAATCTTTGTTTTGTTTTTAATTCCTGTTAACATTCTATAGTTAGCAGAAGCTGATTCCATTCCGAATAAACGTGAATAAAATTCTGTTGGGTTTGCTTGAAGTAAAGCCGAGCTATCAACTGTTAAATCAAATTTGTACTTTTTAGCCATTTTCTTAATTGTTAAATGTTTGGATTAATTTTCTAAATCCTTCTTTGTTTTTGTTTTGTGCGCTCATGTTTACTTCAGTATCTTCTGTCGGCACTTCAGCAGAATCAACTAATTCATTTCTAATCTCTGCAATAAGTTCTAGTACTGCATTAATCTTTTCATCAATAACAGGCATAACAATTGCTAGAATTGCTTCAGCATCTGCTTCAGGATTAACCTCCGCTTCAACTTCTACTTCTTCTTCGTCAACTTCTACTTCTGCCATTTCCTCTTCGACCTCTTCTTTTACGTCTTCTTCCGCTTCAGCTTCCACTTCAACTTCTTCTTCAGTAACCTCTTCAGCCATTTCTTCTTCTTCTTCCTTTACTTCTTCAGCTATTGCAACCTCACCATTTAAAACAGTATATGCTTTGCCGTCAATTGTAAAGTTGCCATCTGGTAACTTCATACTCTTATGTTTGTTTAATTGTTCCTTGATTATAGATAGACCTAAAAACCCTTCAATAGATAATCCTATTTGTTCGTTTTGTACTATCTCATTGTAAAAGTCTTTATCTGTGAATTGTACTGTAAACATTAACGTACCCTTTGGAACTTCTAAACCAAAAGTACTATAAGCCTTATCTTGTTTTGGATTGTCGACCAACCAACACTCTAGCATATAAGCAGGAACTCTGTCACTCTCATCATGCTCCATGTTAAACTTATCCTTATTGTCTAGGTTTAACATAAACTTTTTATGTAAGTCCTCTATAGTCTGCTCTGTAAATCTTACATCGTAATCACCATCTTCATCACTCCTGTATATATCCATTGGAATCATAGCAGGGGCTGTTACTCTATACTTCTTTTTGTCTGCAAATATTTGTTTCGGAGCTTGTGACTTGTAAGCCATGCCCTTAATCATAATAGCAGGGTCTGAAGTGAAAGCCGTTTCATCCCATCCTAGTTCGTTATCCCCTTGCTGATACTCAGCATCTATTGAGACGTCGTATATTGGTCGTTTGTCC